CGATAACGTGATACTTTGTGATGTTGTTTCTTGGAATCTTATCAGGCTCCACCACGTTCACAATCTTGTTGAATTTTGGGAACTTGGTAGCGTGTGACTTCATCGGCACACCATAGGCACGAATAAGGATTTCCTCCCGTGTTCTCCCTTTCAGCGTTTCCTTAATGCGGTCATATCCACCGAAGGCATTGTCTTGCGAGTGGAAGTAATGCACGGAAGCATTTAGCTTCTTCGATCTTTGAACGTAAGGAACAAGCTCGTTATTAAGCAGTTCTGCTTCTCGGCTTTCGATAGTTGTTGCGCCATCAAGATACTCCTTAATAACCTCAGTCCACCCGTCAATCGGCGTAAACGTAACAAGCATCTTGGAGTTCCGAGTAGCAAGACGGAATCGCATGGTATTTATCAACTCTGGACCAAGAAGGTATTCGTCGAGCCATACGCCAATGTTGTGCCAGACTGGATTGCGAGAACCAAGTTCAGCACCTTCCAAAATCGTAGGGTTATTCTGGTATTGTGAATAAGTCTTGAAGATGATCTGTGAGCCGTTAGGAAGAATCAACGAAGAATCTGTAAATCCAGTTTTCTTCTTGTATGAAATATAAGCATTTGCGCTTGTGTATTTCGTCTTGAGATACTCAGGAAGCCATGCCCATACTGCGCTTTGTTGCTGACGAATGGACACCTCGGAAGTTTGCGCAAAGCAGAATATCTCAGAGTTAGGATTTTCTACGGCTGCACGGACAACAGAGAACGCACCCCATTGAGTTTTCCCGCTGCGATTTCCTCCTAATGCTAGGATTTCATTTACTTCTTTAAGTTGTTCCTCGGCTTTTACCCAGTGAGGCAAGCGGAATCCATACTGATACGGGTCTTTTTCGGCATTCTCAATAGCTTCGTGGTAAATACGATGAATGGATAACACCTCTTCTGGTGTCATCTGAATCAGCTCCTCATCCGTGGGAGGCTTTAGAATTTGATGTTGTCTCCAAATCATACTATTTCCGCTTCAACTACTTTACCTTTAGCAATACGGCTCCTTGCTTCGTTGATGAGATTGGCGGCATCGTCGAGACTTGCGCCTTTGCGATGCTCAACAACGGTTGTCGCCATGCCAGTAAGCTGTGCCGCTTTGTCTGTGAGAATGCCAACGGTGATTGCCAGCTTCTCAGGGGAGATTTTAGCAAGGCTATCAGGGTCGTCAAAGAGTTGCGTAGCTCGTTCAAACAACAAGTCAGTGTATTCTTGCGCTGCAATAGCGTAACGCATTGAGAACTCTTTGCGCTTTGTCTCTAGCGTATCGTTATGCCGCCATTCTAATTGGCGAATAGTCTCCCTGCCAACTCCAGTTTTCTTTGAGATTTCAGTGATCTTAGCTCCTTGAGATAAGAGAAACAATGCTAATGCCGCCTTGTGCGGCGCGTAATGTTCTATGTTGTTCCGTGGTAGCAACTTAGCACGTTCTCTTACCTCAAGAAACCACTCGCTCTTGTCGGGACGATCATCGTAGTAATTGTCTTTCAGTTTCTGGAGTTGTTCTTCGCTCATGTTGGATGAATCAAATGCTATTTTGATCCAGAATTCAAGTTTTGTTTTTGCTGAAGATCAAATTTACGATTTAGTTCAGAAAATTTAGAATTAGAATTTGCACGTTCTTTTTCCTCAAAATCTTTTGCTGCTTGCTCTAGCTCGTAAGAAAACTCTGGATCTTCAGATGCTTGTCTTGCAAGAAACGTAAGTCCTTGCCTTGTCTTAAATGCCGACTGAAACATTTTAACGTAAGCATCATTTACATTTCCAGGCATTGCATTTCTAGCAAGAGCAGACCTTAATCCATTGCTTTCACTTCCATTTGCAAGAGCATACGCTAAGAATCTATTTCTTCCACTTGTAGTCAATTTAGAAATAGGAGCAAAAATACTAATATTTCTACTACTTAAAACAACTCTAGGCATTGCACCTGTTTTTTCAAGCTCTTTAAGTGTATTAGCTTGATATAGTTTTGCAAGATCATAAAGCGCAGTTCCAGAATCAGCACCAAGAATAGTGTTGATGTTTTTCCCTAATTCACTTGGCGCTTCTTTAGTCCCATAATCAGCTAAGAATTTATCAACGTCAAATAAAGTTTCATGTGGTAGAGCTGCAGTAGGAGTTCCACCTCTATAATGATCAAGAAATATTCTCATGAAATCCCCCTTGTAGAGATTTCTTGCATCTGGTGACAATTTACTAAGCTGACCCATTGTTATTTCAACGTTTCTAGTGGTTGCACCATCTAACACAGCTCTAGATATTAAATCAGGATCAATGTTTTCAAAATTACCATTTTTAGCAGCTTCAAATATTTCAGATGATACTAATTTTTCCTCTTCTGCTTTAAGTATTTCTCTTTTTTTAATTTGATCTGCAACATCATCTCTTTCTCGTTTAGACAACGCAGAGGAAAGTGCAGTTAAATCATCGCGGGTAATATTAGAAATCTTTACGCCTTTAATCGTAGCTAACTTTTCATTTAAGGTATCTAGTCCCCTAGCTACTTTACCAGAATCAGCATCAAATAATGTATCTAAGAATCCTTTTTGATAATTAAGTTGAGTAATGTTTCCTTGCTTGCCCATGATGTCATTCAGATACTGAATCTGCATTTTATCTCTAATAGTTTTGGCAATACCAGGTTGCGTTGCATCCAAATCTTGAGCAGCACGAAGAACTCGACCCATTGTTTCTGGGTCTTTCATAGCAATCCTTACAACATCTCTTTGTGTTGCAACATTTTCTCCTCCAGCTTCTTTTAATATGCTACCTAAAGTATTTTTTTGCATATCATTTCTTTTGCCAACTGCTGCCGCTGTTGTTTGAAATTCGTTTGCAAGATTTCTTGTAACTCCATTTGCATCAATAGCATTATAACCCTTGAAAATTTGTGTTCTAAGTGCTGATAATTCATTTGATATTTCAGTTCCAAAAATATCTTTGGTTGATCCTCCAACTAGATTTTCTGATCGCAGGTTGCCATACGATTTAACTAATTCATTAAAGTCTTTGAAATTCAAAGGTCTATTTATAGATTCAAGATCTTTTAACTGATTAGTTGCATCTTGAATTTTGCCCTCTAATCTCAATCTTAAATTTGCATCTTTTGCGCTACTTTTTAGTTTTTGCAAACTTTTTAAGCTATTTTCAATCCTCTTGATTTCAATAGGCGCATCCCTTCTAGCCCTAAGACTATTTTCAAGTCCTGTTACTCCTCGATCATCAACGAACCCTGAAAAGTTTAATTCACGCTTAATTTGCGGAATTTTATCCAGCATTTCCTGTGCTGTTATTGAAAAACCAGCATTATCAGCTAGATCAGCCATTAAATCATATTGATTTCTAGTAAATTTTGCAGTTTCTTCGTCAAGTTGCTGAATAGTTCCCCTGAGAACTCCGCCAAGTTCATCAACATTAGCTTCTCCATATGGTTTAAGCAATCTTTGAACAGCTCCATCAACAATAAATTCATTTTGATCAGTGTTTCGAGCAATTCTGGTTACAAGCTCACTTCTTTTTTGTGCTAGATTTCGTGCAACGCTAGCATAATCACCAGGTGCAGTTGTTGCCATTTTCCTAAATGGATCAAATTTTCTTACTATGTCTTGTTGCGCAGTTCTCAATTTTGCTCCTAATCGAGTTTTAGGATAATCACCAGCAAGTTCTTGCGCTCCCTCTATTCCTTTAGGTCCAAATTGTGAACCAGCAGGAACTGCTTCTGGAAGCCCTTGTCGCTCAGCAGATTCAACAAATTGTTGTCTGAATGTGTTTGGTGTTCCACTTGGAACCCTAAATGCGCGAACAGCAGGAATTGCAACATCACCAACTGCACCAAGTGCGCCTCCGATGGCTGCTTGAGTGCCTCGACGTGCAACATTTTCTCCGATATTTTGTTCCATGCCAAGTGCTGCACGGGTAATCATATCGGCAGCTGTTCCCAAGCCAGCTTCCGTTGCTGCAGCAGTAGCAGTTCCAGCCATTGGGCTTTTTGTAGCTAATGCTGCACTAATTCCAGCGGCTGTTGAGCCAATAGCAATAGGAGCTTCTACTGCTGCTGCTCCAGCAAAACCAGCAAGACCCATATCAAGCGTAGTAAATGTTTTGCCATCTTTAGTTTTAATCAAAAACTGAGTTTTACCACCTACGCTCATAGGTGTAATATTGGCATCTGGATATGTTTGTTGCAGATACTCAAGCTCTGATTCCCTAGTAGGCAATGCACCAACTCCAAATCTTACTCCAGTAGGCAGTTGTTCTGCCGCCATGCCGCCTTCGCCAACAGGTGCATTGAAAAGCTGACCAATAGCTTCGCGTTTTGTTGCCATTTGTTGCTCAACAGAAGGCATGTTATACATTGCTTCATATGATCTTGGCATACCCATGCCACCTCTCCCACCCATGTTCATGTAGTTAGGCATAGGGGTAACAATGGGTTTTTCAATTTCTTTTGTGAGTTCTCTTGTTCTTTCTAAACTTGGAGCTTCTTCTTCTGTTTCTAACTTTGAAAATTGATTTTGAAGAACTTTTACTTTATCATAAAGATTTCTGCCCAAATCAACATAAGACTGAGCCTCAACATTTTGTCCAGCAGCAACAGCTGCTTGATATTTGTTTTTAGCTTCAACAATCCCACGAGATAGCTTGCTTATGTCAGAACTAATTAATTCTTTTTGTTTTTGTAGATCACTCATCGATATTTAAGTCTTTTAGTGCTTGTTTAGTTGCATCATCCAATCCTGTATATGGAGTAACTGTCGGCGCAGGAGTAGCAGTAAGACCAAGAATTTGCTCTCTATACATTTGTTCAACTTGGTCATTTTGTTCTTTTGTTATATCCCCATCTGCAAGAGCTTTTTCACGCTCGCTTTTAGTTCCATGGATGTAGTCAAAAACTGTTTGCTTAAGTCTTTTTAAGTCATTTTTTAAGGTCACTTTATCTCCGCCTACATCAAGAACACCATACATATTCTCAAGCCTCTTGCCTTCTTTTTCGGTAAGTGAGCCAAGCCCAGAAGCCCCAGTAGGCGATGCTGCTTTTAATTGTTTCAAAGAACTCAAAGCAATACTATCTTTTATCGCAGGTAAAATTTGATTTTTCAATTTGTATTCCTGCGTTCCAGGTATTGTAGATTTAGCCATGTCAATAAGAGTGCCAGGACCATATGTTGAAATGCTATAATCAATAATTTCTTCAGCTTCATTTGCTTTATCAGTAATGAAATTAGATTGTCTAGTTTCCTCAAATTCAGATGCTCTTTTTGTTTTAGCTAATGCTTCTGCTTTACCACCATCAACTGAAATATCACGCATTGTCACAGTGCCGTCAGGATTATAAATGACCTCTTGTCCTTTTTGTGGAGCTAAAGATTGAATGTCAGTAACGAAGATTTGCCCATTTTCTGCTGGAGTTCCACTGATTTTGTATCCTTGCTGAATTAGTTTATTAACTGCATCCGTAGTCATTATTTGACCTTGTTTTTCACCACCTTCTACAGGAATCGCATACGAAGGAACTGAAGCATTTGGTTGCGATCCTTCAAATGGAAGCAATGTAGGCAATTCGCTTTCTACTCCAGTATTAAGAGGTGGCAATAAACTTGTGTCATTAGTATAAAGATTATCAGCAGGAAGTTCTAAGGCATTAAGAATTGCATTAGATTTATTCTGAAGCCCATTTGTTGCTTGAGAAGCAGGCAAGTTTAATGCAGAAGTAATTCCTGATGCTGTAGCGGGAGTTCCGACAACTGTTCCATCAGGTCTTGTTCTTATGCCTGTTTCGGGGTCAAAAACAACTGGCACTTTATACTGTTTGCCATTTATAGTTTCTATAATTTCACCTTGTTGAAGGTTTACGTTTTTGCCACCTGTAGTGTTTCTTGCATTCATTGTTTGATCTTGATCAAATCGACCAAACACGTTAGGAATCATCGCCTTGCCTTCATCCAGCAATGCAGCTTTCTCGATAGGGCTAAGATTAGGATCGTTGTATGATTGCAAGAATGGAGCTAGCGTTTCTTCTACTCCTTTGATTTCATACGATTTACCTAAAGTAATCGCAGCTTCAATAGACTTAGCAGATGCTTTGTTGTAAGCATCGACT